AGGCAAGAGCCTTATATCAAGTGCAATAGCCTGTTATATGATGTTTTGCGATGGTGAACATGGTGCAGAATTATATAGCGTTGCTTGCAAAAAAGATCAAGCCAAAATAATTTGGTCTGAATCAGTGAGAATGATAAAATCCTCGCCTTCTTTAAATAAACGTGCAAAATGTTTAGTTGCAGAAATAAAATTTAAAAATAATTCATTTAAAGCTTTATCCTCTGATAGTAACAGTTTAGATGGTTTAAATAGTCATTGTATTTTAATAGATGAGCTTCATTCATGGAAAGATCGAAACCTATATGATGTAGTAAAACAGTCTATCTCAGCAAGACAACAAAGTCTGATACTTATTACGACTACAGCAGGAACTATAAGAGGCAATATTTTCGACTCTAAATATGATGAATGCTTAAATATTCTAAAAGGTTATTCGGATAACTCTTATACAGATAATAAAGTGCTTCCTTTACTCTATCAGCTTGATTCACCTGATGAATACACTAATCCTGACATGTGGATAAAAGCTAACCCTAATCTTGGTATTTCAAAATCAATTGATTATTTAAAAAGTGAAATTAATAAAGCTCAGAAACAACCTGAATTAAAAGTAGGTTTGTTATGCAAAGATTTTAATATAAGACAGAATTCTGTTTTATCATATTTTAATTTTAGCGAAATAAATAATATTGAAATATTTAATTTAGAAAATATTAAATTTGCTATAGGCGGTCTTGACATCAGTTCTACTACTGATCTAACAAGTGCAACAATATTATTTTTAAATCCTGATAACCCTGAAAAACTTTTCTTTCATTCTTGTTCTTGGATACCTTCAGAAAAACTACAAGAGAAAGAAAAAGAAGACAATATTCCTTATTCTAAGTGGATTGAAAAAGGTTATTTAAGACTATGTGAGGGTAATAAAATAGACCCTATGATATGCCTTGACTGGTTTATAGAGCTTTATAAAACAAAGGGAATAATCCCTTATAAATTAGGTTTTGATACATGGGGATCTCAAACTTTTGTAAATGAATTTGAAAAATACTTTGGAAAAGATGTTCTTATTCCTGTTAGACAGGGGTCAAAAACTTTGTCAAATCCATTAAAAACAATTAAAGCAGATTTTCAATCAAATAAAATAATCTACAACAATGATCCATGTGTAAAAACAGCACTTGTTAATGTAAGTATTGAGATTGATAAAAACGAAAATATAAGACCTGTCAAAAGCACACAGAGAGGGAGAATAGACCCTTTCATGGCGATGCTTAATGCTTATACGATTTATCAAATTCATGAGCAAGACTTCAGACAATTAAATAAAATGTAAAAAAGGTAATAATAAAATAATGCAAAAAGAAATTAGAAGCTTTTTTGCTCAATTTTTCACGCAAAATAATAATAAAATAACAGAACAAACACAATTACAGCAGGTTTCCAATACGACACCTTATTATTTTAAACCTGTCTCAAACGCTTACGATACGGACATTGTACGGAGTTGCATTAATGCAATAGCAAGTAATGTAGCTAAGCTAAATGTAAAGCATGTAAAAGGTGGATTTAGTAATAGTCAATCAATTTATGATAAGTTGCTCGGGCTTAGACCTAATCCTTATATGAGTTCATACGACTTCATCTACAAGCTTATATCCCTTCTATACACTACTAATAACGCTTTTGTCTATATTAACAGAGACTCAAACTATAATGTAATTGGATTTTACCCTGTGGATTACTCTAACATTCAGTTACTACAGGATTCTATAGGAACATTATATTATAAATTCCAATTTATTAATGGACAAGCTGTAACCTGCAAGAGTGAACAATTAATCCATATTCGCAGACATTTTAATAAACATGATTTATTCGGAGACGAAGCGTTAAATCCCTTATTACCTACTCTTAGCCTTATTAATAATTCTTATGAAGCAATAAAATATGCAATACAAAATAGCGGACAGATTGACGGAATAATTAAAACAACAAGCATGATTGCTGATGATTCCTTAAAAAATATTCAAAAGAATTTTATTAATAGTTATAAAAACCTACAGAATCATGGTGGTATTGCTGTTCTTGATAGTAAAGCGGATTATATTCAATTAAATAAAAGTGCTTTTGAAAAAGTTGATGAAAAAACATTGAGCTTTGCTCGTAATCAAATTTTCAGATATTTTAATATTTCAGAAAAAATTATAAATTCAAATTATTCGGAACAAGAATATAATTCATTTTATAACTCTGTTGTAGAACCTTTAGCCATACAGCTTTCACAAGAATTTACCTCGAAATTATTTACATCGAAAGAAATAAGTTTTGGAAATGAAATAAAATTTAGTTCCGATAGAATGTTATTCGCATCTCAACAAACAAAGTTACAAATAATTAGAGACCTCTTACCGTTTGGTGTTATCAATAGAAATCAAGCAAGAGAAATTTTAGAATTAAGTCCTATTGATGACCCTACAGCTGACGAATATGTAATTAGTTTGAATTATACACAGACACAACATCTTAATGAATATCAAGGTGTAGGTAATTCAACAATAGCAAACAATACAGACAATATAAATAAAGATAATCCTAATGATACAGAGGATAAAACAATAAATGAATAAAAAACAAATTAGGTATGTTGAATTAAGAAATGCTCAAAGTTCAATAATAGAAGATCAAAAAATAATAGAAGGTTACGCTGCAATATTTGAAAGTCCTACAGTATTATTTATAGACGAATATAACAACGAATTTAAAGAAGTTATATTAAGAAATGCCTTTGATAAAACTGATTTTTCAGATTGTTGCTTTAAATATAACCACTCCTCAGCAGTTCCTATCATGGCAAGAACAAGAGGTAACTCTTTACAAGTAATGGCAGATGATAAGGGTTTATTCTTTAGGGCTAAATTGCCTGATACTACTACAGCAAACGATATTTATACATTAATAAAAAGCGGAATTTTAGATAAATGCTCGTTCGCTTTTTTCGTTGAAGATGAAGAATACGACAGACAAACAAGAACAAGAATTATTAAAAGCATAAAATCATGCGTAGATGTAAGTATAGTAGACATCCCTGCCTATTCAGATACAAGTTGTGAAGCAAGAAATATTGAAGAAGGTAAAAATCTTTTTACGGTGGAAATCGAAAAAGAGCGTTTGGACAAACGTGAAAAACTTCAACAATACCTTTTATTAAAAACATATTTATAAAAAGTAAAAACACTAGAAAAATTTATCAGATTTAAAAAGTTCCTCAAGTGTTTATACCTAGAAATTCAAACAAGCCTCTTAATAGCTCTCCTATGAGGGCTATTTTCGTATGAAAAGATTTAAAACCCATTATAAGGAAAAAAACAAACAAATGCAAAACAGATTAAGAGAAATAAACGAAAGAAAAGTTGAAATCAGAAGTTTGATTGAATTGCCTGATTCAGACCTTTCAATTTTCAAATCAGAGCTTGAAACCATAGCAATTGAAGAAACAGAACTCAGAGCAAAACTTGAAACAATTTCAAACATTAGCATTTCAGATTTAAAAGTTATTGAAAAACCTACGCAAAATATTGAAAAAAAGGAAAACAGAAACATGATTGAAACTAAAGAATATAGATCCGCTTATCTTAGAAATTTAATGAATATTGAATTAAATCCTGAAGAAAGAGCAATGACAACCGCTAATGCAGCTGTTATTCCTACTCAAACCCTAAATTTAGTAATCGAAAAGTTAAAACAATCTAATGTTATTTTACCTCATGTAACTCAATTAAATATCCCAGGTAATGTGTCTATCCCTGTTACAGGAACTAGAGGTGGTGCAAACTGGGTTGGTGAAACCGTTGATGCTGATTTAGCCGCTGACACTATTACAAGCATTGAATTAACAGCTCATAAACTTATTAAAGTTATTCCTTTATCAGCTAATGTTCACTTGATGTCTATTGACGCTTTTGAATCCTTCTTAGTTGCTGGGTTAGTCAAGGAAATGGGTGTAGCAATAGACCAAGCAATCCTTACAGGAACAGGAAATGGTCAACCTCAAGGTATAATTACTGCTATTACAGCAATTGAATCAGCAACCGCTTCTACTATTGTGTTTGATGACATTATGACTCTTATAGCTAGTGTTGGTAGTGCTTATGCTCAAAATGCTAAATTTGTAATGAGTAGAGGGACACTTTACAATAAAGTTGCTAAAATTAAGGATGATGTTAAAGCTCCTATATTCAAAATGGGTGTTGATGGTTTCACAGGTACAATCTCTGGCTATCCTGTAATTGTTCATGATGGTGTAACAGCTAATAAAATTATCTTTGGTGATTTATCAGCTTACTACCTTAACAATGCAAGTACGCTTGAAATATCCATGGACAAATCCGCTGGTTTTGCTTCAGGTAACATCCTTTATAGATCACTACAACTCTTAGATGGAAAAGTTGCAAACGAAGATGCTTTTGCAGTTTTGAAACAAAAAGCATAGTTAAATAAAGAATAAAAGACAGGTTATTAACTTAGCCTGTCTTTTATTTATACAGAAATCCCATTACTCCTAATAATAGGATAAAATAAAAATATGACAATTTTAACAGAAATTAAAGAATACATTAATGTTGACTTCAATGATGATGATTCTTTAATAACA